TTAGTGAGAATGAAGGTGTTTTTTATCTAAATCCTGTGAAAGTTGAGTCCCGATAAAATAAAGAAATTATTTAGCCTGTACCTATTGGAATTGGGGTACGGGCTATTTTTATGTTTTCATTTGTTTCTTTTTGCGCGCGAAAAATACATCGACTGTTATGAAGAGAGAGGGTTAAAATGGCCATTCTCTCTTTTATTTTGGAGAAAGGAGGCTTACTTATGCTGGAAAGCGAATTTCAGAATAAACTGATCCAAGAACTGAAAAAAATGTTCAAAGGCTGCATTGTAACAAAACTGGATTCCAGCCACATTCAGGGAATTCCTGATTTGCTGATCCTTTATAACAATAAGTGGGCCACTTTAGAATGTAAGAAAAGTGTTCGCGCCAAGAAACAACCAAATCAAGAATATTATGTTGGACGAATGAACGAGATGTCGTTCTCAAGATTTATTTGTCCTGAAAATAAGGAGGAAGTGTTACATGATCTTCAACAAGCATTCTGCTCTTGAAGGGCAACACGCCTTTCTTGGCGCAAGTAAATATCACTGGATTAACTATGACGAATCCAAAGTTGCAGAATCGTATTCAAAATTCCTTGCAACTCAAAAAGGAACAGAGCTTCACGATTTTGCGGCAAAATGTATCACACTTGGACAGAAACTTCCGAAGTCCCAGAAAACATTGAATATGTATGTGAATGATGCCATAGGATTCAAGATGGTTCCTGAGCAGCCTCTTTTCTATTCGGAGAATTGTTTTGGAACAACAGATGCGATTGCATTTCGAAATCGTATGCTTCGCATTCATGATTTAAAAACCGGCGTCATTCCTGCGCACATGGAGCAGCTTGAAATATATGCTGCTCTTTTTTGTTTGGAATACAAAATCAAGCCAGCCGACATTGAAATGGAACTTCGGATTTATCAGAACAACCAGATTCTTTATGAGAATCCAACGGCTGAAACCATTGTTCCCATCATGGACAAGATCATCACATTCGACAAAGTAATCAACAAAATCAAAGAACAGGAGGGCTAACTTATGAATCCGATTGCAGAAGAAATTTTGATGCATTATGGAATGCCCCGCCGTTCCGGTCGTTATCCGTGGGGATCTGGTGATAATCCGTATCAGCATAGTGGAGATTTTCTGAGTCGAGTGGATGAACTGAAAAGTCTGGGTATGAGTGATACCGAAATTGCAAAAGCCATGGGTTTAACC